TTTCTCCGGCTTTATCGGCTTTAATTATGCCGCAACTGCAAAGGACAGGGCAGAAAAAGCGGTGCATTTCTTCCTTGATGATTACCAGTTTTTCAGGGTATGGAACAGACCGAGGGATTATATAAACACGCTTTCAAAGTTTGCCTGTGTGCTGTCTCCTGATTTTTCGCTGTACACCGATTTTCCTGTGGCTATGCAGATATATAATCATTACCGCAAGCACTGGCTGGGGGCGTACTGGCAGTCATTAGGGATAAAGGTCATTCCGACTGTTTGCTGGAGCGATGAAAGATCCTTTGAGTGGTGCTTTGACGGCGAGCCTGTGGGCGGCGTTGTTGCCGTTTCATCGGTGGGAACGCAGAACAGCAAAGCGGCAAAAACGGCGTTTCTGAGTGGCTATGAGGCTATGTGTGAACGGCTCAGTCCGTCCAAAATAATCTTTTACGGCTCTGTTCCCGATGAATGCAGAGGGAATATAATTCACATCAAATCTTTTCAGGATAAATTCAGGGAGGCGATGACCTGTGGGCGGTAGAGGAAGTGCAAGCGGGGTGAGCGATAAAGGCAAGCGATACGGAACCGAATACACAACCATTTTGCAAAGTGGAAATATAAAATTTGTCAGGACAAACAGCGGCAGTGCTACTCCACCATTGGAGACTATGACTAAAGGTCGAATATATGTAACGTTAAATTATGATAATAAGCCTAAATATATCACTTATTACAACAAAAAGAACAAGCATTTTAAGCAGATAGATTTAGACAAAACTCATATTATTAACGGTATTCCAACCTTGCCACACACCCACAAGGGGTATTATCATAATGAAAAGGGTGATTTTGCTCCTTCCGGCAAAGAAAATAAAATGGTTGACAAAGTATTAAAAACGTGGTATTATCATAATAACAAGTAGAAGTGTTGAGAGGAACACGCACAATTATGTGAATGGGCGGTGCAACTCCGTCCGCTTGTTACCGTCTGAGAGATCAGGCGGTTTTTTTATGCCTTTTTTAGACAGGGAGTGATGAAAAATGATGATAGAAAAAATGCGGCAGGCGTTTCCGGAGGAAGAATTTCCTGGGGATAACGGCTTTTACAGCGGATATATGGACAGGTGGCAGGACATTTACGAGGGTCGCCCCAAATGGCGTGAGGTGAAGCGTGCGGGGCTGAACAGGGGCACTGTGCGGCAGATGAATATGCTGAACACGGCAAAGATTTTATGCGATGAATTTTCACACAAGTGCTTTGCGGAGCAGGTGGACATAACCTGCGGGGCAAAGGAATATGACGACTTCATTCTCGATTTCCTCTGTCGTGAGGGCTTCTGGAAGAACATTCCACGGCTTCTCTCTTCGGCGTTTGCTCAGGGCGGCTGTGTGCTGAGAGAATACATAGAACGGGGCAGGGTGCGGCTCTCGTTTGTTGAGGGGCGGCAGTTCTACCCATTGAAATGGGACAACAGGGACATTACCGAGGGCATTTTCGGCATGGTATCAGCTAAGGGCAAATATTATTACACGTTATTCGAGAAGCATTCCGTCAAGGATGATGATATCCTTGTGGAGTGCTTTTTGTTTCGTTCTTCTGACCCCAATGCTCCGGGTGACAGAGTGCCGCTGTCGGTGCTTTATCCCGATATGGCAGACACGTTCACATATGCTATGGACACGCCCCTGTTTCAGTATTTCAAGACCGATTTTCCAAGCAACATTCCCACGGAGCTGCCTCTCGGCATAAGCTGCTTTGCAAACTGCGAGGACACGCTCAAAGCCCTTGATGTGGCGTTTGACAGCTTTGCGAGAGAATTTATCCTCGGCAAAAAGAGGATAATCGTGCCGTCATCGTGCATTCGCACCGTGGTCAATCCCGAAACGGGTAAGACAGAGCGGTATTTTGACGCTGATGACGAGGTTTATCAGGCACTGAAATGCGATGAGGACAAGGACCTGAAAATCACCGACAACACTGTGGAGCTGAGAATTTCCGAGCACGTTGACGGCATAAATGCGCTGCTGAATATTCTGTGCTTTCAGGTGGGGCTTTCTCCCGGCTCGCTGTCATTCGACAAGGCGGGCGGAGTTAAGACCGCAACCGAGGTGGTTTCCGAGGAAAACAAGACGGCTGTTACGATACGCTGTCAGAAAAATCTCCTCGTTGAGTTCATTGAGGAAATGTGCAGGGCTGTGCTCAGGCTTGCTATGATCACGGGTGAAGTTCCGAACGGTGATTTTGAGGTCACTGTGGCGTTCAAGGACAGCGTTGTTATTGATGACAACACGCTTATCGCAAACAACATCAGTCTTGTAACGGCGGGGCTAAAGTCAAAGATTTCTGCCATTATGGAGGTTATGAAATGCGATGAAGAGGCGGCAAGGCGAGAGCTTGAACGGATAAATGCGGAGAGTGCTGTTTTCGGAGTTTCGGACGGTGACGGCTTTGTAACTTCGGGCGGTGATGCAGGTGACAAGGGAACAGTATGACGAGCTTTCGGCGCCTCTGGTGCGGGTGCTGCTGGATATGGAAGACGATATCCTGCGGGAAATCGCGGCGCAGCTTTCACGGGACGGAGATATTTCCGACACGTCAAAATGGCGGATAAGGCAGCTGGCGAGGGCAGGACGTTTCGACAAGCGGGCGGCGGCTATCATTGCGGGATATTCCGAGGTCGAGGGCGGTCAGGCTATGGATGCTGTTCTGACGGCGGCTGAGACTGAGATAGGATATCTTGACAATGCGGTGCAGGCGGCGAATGCTGCGGGGCTGTCGGAATATTTCTCGGACATTCCTGCGGAGGAATCGGCTCTCGGTGCGGCCAAGGCTTTCCAACGGCAGGCGGCGAGTGACCTTAACCTTGTGAACACGGTCATGGGGTACAAGGCAAAATCGGCGTATGTGAATGCCGTTAATGCCATTTACCGTGACACTGCCGAGGGCAGGCAGTCAGCACTTGACATTATGGGCAAGGGTGCGGCAAAGGCTGTATCGGGGCAGATGTCCTTACAGGAGGCGACCCGCAAGACCATCAGAGAGCTTGCTCAAAAGGGTATTCCTGCGTTTGTGGATAAAAGGGGGCGAGAGTGGTCGCCTGAGGCTTATGTGATGATGGATATGCGGTCAACGCTGGGAAACACGGCGAGGGCTGCGCAGGACGCACGATGCGACCAGTACGGGATAAATCTTATCGAGGTCTCCTCACACATGGGCGCACGTCCCTTGTGTGCGGCCTATCAGGGCAGGATATTCAGCCGTGACGGTTCAAAGGGTGTGACCACAGACGGAGCAGGCGGCAAGATATATTACACTCCCCTTTCGGAAACGAGCTACGGTCAGCCTGCGGGACTTTTCGGCATAAACTGCGGGCACGTTCAATATCCGTTCGTTCCGGGCATAAATTTTCAGAGATATTTCCCCTATCCAAAAGAGGAAAATGACAGGCGGTATATGCAGTTTCAGCAGCAGAGAGCTATGGAACGGGGCATAAGAGCTGCCAAGCGTGAATGTATGATGTTACAGGAAACAGGCGACACTGAGGGCTTGCGGAAGGCTTCTTTACGGCTTCGCAATCAGAGGGAGAAATACAGGGCTTACTGCAAGGAAACAGGGCTTAAGCAGCACAATGACCGCACTCAGGTTTATGGGTATGACAGGAGCAAGAGCAGTAAGACGGTTTGGGCGGAGAGGAAGGCGAAATCAGGGCTTGACAATGGCAGCAGAAGTGGTATAATGAATATGACCACAAACGCAAACGGTACCCCTGTAAAAATCGTTGAAAGGACTGACCTTACAGGCGAACCCAACAGCATTACCCAAAGAGAAAATACCAAGGGCGGGATTGACAGAAACTATTATGATGGAAACGGCAAGCAGACCAAGCAAGTTTCAAATCATGATCATGGCAATCCCAAAAACCACCCGTTTGGCAAAAACGGTGAACACGCTCACGATTATTCATATGATGAAAACGGAGATGTAACCCGTAGTGAAGCCCGAAATTTAACAGATGAGGAACGCATGGAAAATGGTGATATACTATGACGGCTAAAAAAATAAAAAGCAGAATTAGTGAAATAGCATCACATTTCACATTTGAATTCAACGGCAAATCCTGTGGCGTTGACCCGTTTTCAAAAAACAAATTCGATATGTGGTGCGGTGATAACACTTTAACCGTCAACAGCATTGACGATGTTATGGATTGCCCTTTTTTTGACGGAAAATGCTTATCGGAAATTTGCGGAGATATAGAGATAATCGACTTTTGATCACCTTACACAAGTAGGGTGATTTTTTATACTCACACAAGCGTGTATGTTCACGACATTTTGTCGGTAACATATGCGCTGTTTTTATGTCAAGATGAAAGGATATGATGTTATGAAAAAGATTTTTATTTCTCAGCCGATGAATGGCAAGAGCAAGGAAGAGATCCTCGCAGCAAGAAACAATATGATCGCCAAGGCTTCGGAAAAACTCGGAGATGAAGTGGAGGTTATCGACAGCTATTTCAAGGATTATGACCCTAAAAACGGCTGTATCCCACTGAAATATCTTTCAAAGGCTCTTGAACTGCTTGCCGATGCCGATATGCTTATTCTCGGTGATAATTGGGAAGCTGCCAGGGGCTGCCGAATTGAATTTATTTCCGCAATATCTTATGATATCCCTGCATATCAGTTCGATAGCAAGGGCGAGCTGGTCACTGCAAGGCATAACCCTATGGTCAAGCTTAAAGACAAGGAACCTATTTGCCTTATCGCTGACCTTCATATGTCGCCCGATGAATGCTATATCATTCACGGCTCCCACAAATCCTGTGATGATGTAACCCGTTTTACGGAAGACGATGTGGAGTTTATCATTATGTGATATGATATCGCAAACGGCTATAAATCATATTTTGTTGAAGCCGACAAAACATATCCCCCTCGAAATTAAGGGGGGTTAAACAGTAAATCAGCAGCTTTACGGCTGCTTTTTTTATGCCCTAAACGTACTTACGGCGTTAAACTGAGGA